TCGTCCTGCTCTTCCATCATCATCTGGCGGCTGATTATCCAGTCATCTTTTTCCTTCTGGGTCATACCTGCCGTCGGGTCTATTATATCATCGACTTTAACATCTACGTCCTTTTCGCCTCGCCGAAGTCTCTCTATTTTCTTTGTCAGTATTTCAATTTCAAGCGACTGTTTTTTTATCTCTGCCGTTCTCTTTACTTCAATTTCACGAAATTGCAGATCGTACTGTTTTATTTTTGACGACTTATCTAAAATTTCTTTTAATATGTCCCTCTCTTCTTTCGATACATCGATCCCCTTAAATTTTTGCTCATTTAGCGCAACGAGCTTTTCTTGCATCCCCGCAATTACTATACCCTCTTCTTTCAATCCCGATATAACTTTTTCGGTTTCTGCCTCGATGCTTTCGGTTCTCGCTTTTGTATCAAATCCCACATCAACTTGACCGGCAATGCCCAGAACGCCGGTTGTTATTCTTTGGCTTATTTTGTTACGTTTATGTGCTATTTCTGTGAGCTGTCCTGTTATGGTGTCTTCCTGCAAGGCATATAATTGCTTCTGTATTTTCATTGTCTCAAGTTCGGCCTCGGCGACTTCGAGCTGCATTTCAATTATTTTTTTGTCAAGGTCAATACTTTTTTCTTTCGCCTGGTTATATAAATCCAGACCCGAGGTTGCCGACCTGACTGCGGTTGAAAAATCTTCCCCTAACATTATCGATAATTGCTTTTCGGCCTCAGTGAGTTCTTTCGTGTCTTTTATGGTAGGTTTTTTGATTTTACTCAATTTGTCAACTTCGCCGGCAAGGCTATTAATCGCTGATTTTTCTTTTTCCAAATGTCGGATATATGCTGGTTTTGTCGAGCATTTTAAGCAACTTAGAAAGCGCCGCTGTAGCGAAATCAATAGATTTTATATACGCTGGTTGAAAAAACATTCCAAGCTGGACTTTTATGTTTTCGACGTATCTTGCCAGTGACAGCGCCTTTTTCCCTGCCGTATCCATCGCCGCCTCATACGATCCAGCTATTCTTGTCCCCGCTTCGAGAACAGCGTTCATCCGAATCTGTGTCTTTTCCATCATCGTGAAGTCTTCGGCTGATTTTCCTACGGCCTCGGCCGCCTCTTCGTATGCGTGTTGGAAATCTACGACAATACCTATCTGTCTAAGCACCCGCGGCATTCCTGTCGTTATTCCGTGGATCACACGCTCGAATGCTTCCGAGGAGTTGACATTTCCGATTACAGCGGCGTCCTGTGCTACACGAGCGAGCTCTGACGCTTTGGTCATGTCAAGTTGCGCCTGTGCCATGCGGATAAGATTCTGACGGGCTTGTATCATTGTGATACCGGTTATCTCAACGCTTTTCTGTAGTTTTGCCATTCTGTCGGCAGAATATCCGGCGTTGTCTCCTACTGTGGCTATCACAGCACCGAGAGTTTCATATCTTGCGGCGAGCTTTGTGGATTCTACCATTATCTTTTTCGTATAATGCGTCGCCGCTGCTGACAAAACAGCGAAAACATCCATCTTTGATATTTTATTCCTGAAATCCGCCAGAATGCCATGTGCTTTCTTGGCACCCTTTTCCAGACCGGTTGTGTCGAGTCCAGTTCCCCAAAATAAGCTATTTTCGCCCTTTACCAGCCCCATCTTGTTACCTCACTCTTTTTCGCTGCTCTTTATTCTGTATAATTCTGCTTTTGGCCTTTGACTCGTTGAAAATATCCCACCTGAGAGGCAATCGGTTTTCGTTTAAGCGGATACCCTCATTTAGATATTTGCCACTCTTTTCGTAGTTGCCGTCCTCGAACTCCATTGCCGCCAAAAGGTTTAAAATCTCCGGGATAATAACAGCCGAATTAGTCGAACATAAATTTTCATATTGTCCCTTTGGCTGTTTGGAAAGATAAACAGCTTTCTCGAATAGCTCTCTGGCTTTCTCTTGTTTTTTTATGTCAAGATAGAATTGCCCCATGATTAAATACATCGATATGAGTTTGTCTGTATATCTGAGTGATTCTTTCATTACTCGTTCGGCGTTCTTGCGATCCTTTTGCTGTGTGTAGGCTCCGAGAATATTGGCGAATACTTCAAGATATGCGAACCATCCGTCATGATAATCCACGGCCCGCATTAATTCCATCCATCTGTCGCCGAGTTCCGCCACCTTATCAAAGTCATTTGTGGCATAATATGTCTTGATTATGTGAGTTAGGATGTGCATGTCATCAGGGTTCTTGTCGTACTCTTGTTCAAGCAGTGTCAGGCTGCGTTCTTTTTTCTCGATAAAGAGGTCGGCTTTCTGGAATAAATAACCGTAATGGTTGAATATTACATTCTCGATGAAATAATACGGGGTGTCAACGCGGGCTTTGTTGTGGATCGCAAACTCGTACAGCGGCTTTCCGGTGTTTCTGAATATCCGGCTCTGTGTGACTTCTGCATATTCGTTTGTCTGTATAGTGTAGAAATTGTGCAACTTCACAAACATGGTGTTCATTTCTGAAAATCCGGGGTTGAGAAGCGCGTCCATTAAGGTGTAAACGCTGCTCTGTGTCAGTTCCTCGTCTGCATCGACGATCATAATCCATTCTCCGGTAGCCTTGGCGATCCCGTAGTTTCTCGCGTCTGAGAAGTTCCACGGGATGAACTCTTTCTCGTAAATCTTATCTGTGAATTTCTTGGCGATGTTTACCGTTCTGTCTGTCGATCCCGTGTCAACGATTATCAGCTCCGTTTGGGGCTGGAGTGTCTCGTCGTCTTTCATATTGATTATGGGGAGAAACGAATCAAGGCAACGCTGTAGATTGGCCTCTTCGTTCTTTACGATCATACAAATACTTACATTATATTTAAAGTCTTTCATCCCTTTTCCTATTCCCTTTCGTTACAACAAGTCCGCTATTTCTCCGATGTCCTCAATTTCCCTTACGCCGTCTCTATTGCCGGCATCATCGTCTGATTCATAGCTCGGTATTGAAAGCAGAAGCATTGTTAAGTTCTGCCATGAATGTTTCCACAAAATGTCCTCTATCGGAAACCGAAAGTATTTTACTATTCCGCCGATGATTTCCCAATAGTTGATTGGGCCTTCGTGTTTGTCGCCCCGACCAGATTTAGTTTTTTTACCGAGGCGATAGATGCCAAAAAATCAGTTACGTCCATCTGCGTAATTACGAGATTGAGCAGCTTGAGCGTTTCGTGCGGGTCGAGATTGCGGGTCAGATATCGTTCCAGAATCCATCGCTTGATCCGTGGGTATAAAAGCGTCGGTTCTCTGTTAATAATCGCGAGAGACAGTATTCTCACCATCTTGCCACGGTTTGCTATGATGCTTTTCAGCCCGGCGTCGAAATAATCATCTTCTTTTTCTACGTCTATGGTTGCCATTGAGAGGATTAATTTCGATATGTGGAATAACACGCCCAAGCATATCGGATAGACCATGAACGTGCGCTCTGTGGGTAGCATCCCTATTCTGTGTAATATATTCGGGTGGTTCGCCGTTACCTTGAAGTCAACGCCCTCTTGTAGAATTGCCCGTAATATTTCCGGCGCGACCTGTTCCGGCTTTTCTTTCTCATCTTTATTTTTTGATGTCATCTGTTTCCCCTTTCGATTTGTTTGATAAAAGGGAGCCGGTTGCTTATTGGTGCAAAAGGCTCCCTTTTATGTGTCACACGAATTTTGTTACGTGTTTGTATCCCCCTCCATAGGGAGTCTTGGGTTCCACTTTTTTATTTGACTCATCCTTTGGTTCGGTTGCGGTTGTCTCCTCACGGTTAGGGGCTTTTTTCTTTTTACTGTTCATGATACAAACTCCCTTGTCCGTTCTGCATTAAACCTGTGTGATAACACACGGCGAAATTGCTATTGACGACGCCGGGATTAACACGCCACACTTAAATGAAAGCGTCCCCGAGTCCGTCCTTGAAAATCTGAGATTCCCACCGGCTGCTATTGATGCCCTCGGCACCTCGATTTTGAGTTGTTTGCCGTTGATTGTTTTTGACAAAGCATATATGCACTGCTCTTTTACCACGACTGCTGTCGTCGGGAATGAATAAGCACCACCAACCGCCGAGCCTCCGAATGCCGCTATGAGAGTTTTTGTCCCCATGTCTCGGAGTGAAAACTCAAAGGATTTGATACCACCAGATAATACCGAAATATCCGGCGTATCCTCTTCCTCAATCATTATGTCGTTTTGCGTCGGTGCCTCAATAATAAAATTGGCGCTGTCCGGTACGACATTTCCGATAGTGTTAAGGCTCGCGCATGTTGCCATTGATTTTGTTGCCGTGATATCGCCGAACTGTATGTAGCTTAATCCAACGAGCCGCACATCTGATCTTTTGTCAGACATTGTTCCTCACCTCGCTTCTATGTTTTAAATTGTATTGTGCATTCTGTTCGTAAAGATGAATAATGTATTCCTGTCTGGTCAATGTCCTCGAAAGTGTTATGACCGGATATCTCTACGTCAAAATATTTCGTTGCCGATGCGTATGACTCAAGTACGGTTATTATTGCCGTCGTCATTGCACCGAGGTTTTTGTCGTCCTGCCGTCCTGCCTGTAAATCAGGAGCGAATGCGTTTATCATCACCGTGCATCGCTGCAAGTCGATGTCGTGCCCGCCTGTCATTGTCAGGACTTTCAAGGTTATGTCTCTTGTCGTAGAATTAACTGGACGGTTGCCTCTGTAAACAGCCCCGTCGATCGTTGCCCGAACTGCGGCCACGTTTACGACAGGGAACAACAAGTCGAGGACGTCGTATTCTGTTTTCATAATACCGCCCCAAGCTCACGTTTCAGAGTTTTCATTAAATCTGCACCTTCGTATGCTGCTCCGGTTATGACGTCGTAGCCCATTGATTCCACAGCGGCGGCGTATTCCATCCCGGCAACCACCACCAATTGCATGCCCTCGTCAAAACGTTTTGCCAGTTTATTTACCAAATCGATAGCATCCAGTTCCCCTTCTTTTTCTCCCGCTATATCGAGCTTCTTTACTGCCCCGTTAAAAATGATTGCATAAGCGATTGAGCTTGTCAGGTTTCCTGTCTGGTCGATGTACGTATGGTGTTGCCTGGCGTAATTTACAGTTTGTATTCCGACATAAGTTAAAGTCCTAAACATCTTTTTGAGTTTATCGGCCTTGAATTTGTCAATATCCCGGTCGATATCCTTCATTGAGAATTTTGGTATAAGGCTTTTACCCATGTCATCCCTGGCACTTTATCTCTACGTGTTTCTGGTAATCCAAAAGGTGAACCATTATGTGTTCTGAGGAAAAGAAACTCAGTTTGGCTTTTTCCGGTACGGTCGAGACGCCTGAGAAGCGGTCAGCGTATATCCGATACCTGTAATTTAAAACGGCTCCACCGTCACCTGTGGCGATCTGGCCGCTTGCCTCCTGAATGTCACACACAATCCCTATGGTGTGGGTAGTCCCTGGAGTCCATACACCGACGGTGTTGCGTGTTCCGGGGTCTACCCATGTAATAGTTGCCGTATGTGGATATTTCTTCACCATAGCTTGTTATACCTGCTATCGAGAGGAACGCTGACCGTTGCCGGGGCTACGCCGTGTTTTTGCAGTAGTTCCCTCCGCAACGCCATCAGCGCCCCAGTCGAGTATTTAATGTATTTCGATCCTTCACGGAAATCCGGATGGTTTGCAAGTATGAGATAGATATCGGCTGCGGCAAGCTCTACCTGAGATTGATTTCCAGCGGAGTAGGTTGTTGATGAATCGCTCACTCCTCTGTCTATCAATGCCTTTGCAAGCAGATTGTCGTTTTCGTATTCAAGCATACTTTGTAATGATTCGAGTAGTGTCATTATCTGGCTCCGTCAGGTGTTAATTATGCCCCGTAGGTCGTGTGAGATTCTGTGTCGAGAATCCAGCACATATCGATTGTCGGCCATGTCGGGAATGCGTTCGTTTCACCCATTGTCCATTCAGTAACTGGGTTTGTTTCTCCCCACTTGCTGACAAGAACATGACCCTTTTTCGCGATTGTCGCCTGTTTCGGCGTGTTGGTTTCCATCGCTATCGGGCCGACAAGTGTCTCTCCGAGAGGGAGGTCAGGCGCAAATAGTACGTACCTGTCTGCTCCGTCTGCGTCGAGCCAGGGATCGGTTGCCGTGATGCCGTGTGCGCTGGTTTCAATGTCAATGGAAGTGTCAACGATAACAATTGTCGGCAGTCCCTGTTCAACCAGCATCTCGTTTACCATCTTGAGTGACGGCGCGAGTTTTACCCATGCACCAGATACAAACAATGCGCTTGTATAGTTTTGCACCTGAGTTGATGTGCGGAATGCGATCCATTTAGAACGGTTCATGACGATGTACTTTATGGACGACCCGGCGGCTCGTGCCTCAGCAACAATTGTCTCGATATTTGTTATCGGGGCATTTGACGCATAGGCTCCTGTCGTCCAATATTGATCGGCGGCAGAATTAACTTCCTTGTTGGTTGCTGGCAACTGGAAATCAATCGAACTCTGAGTAATAATACCCGCAGAATTAGTCGTATTGAGATCAATCGTGCCTCCGGCCATTGCCTGTATAGCCAGATGTTCAAGTCGTGCGTTCACGCCGTCCACGCAGAAATCAATATCACCGAATATAAGCGCCAAAAGCTGATCCATGTTTTGCGTACCCATAGCTTTCAGGACGTTATAATCGTTAAGATCGGTTTCTCTCATTGGCCGTGAGATTCTAATAGGCGGAATCTCTCCGGTAAGGCGACTTACGACTTTTCGGGTTTTCACCGGTGCAGACGAGTTGTATGATACCACGTCGGCTGCTACTCTGTTGCCCTTGCTTCCGATTAGCGTTTCCCATGAAAGCGAGTTAACGTGTCGAACAGGGAAAAAGTCGGGCCAGTACAGTTTATCATAAACCCGGTTTTTGAGATAAATTCCCAGTGTTTTTGCGGATACTTCCTCAAGAATACTGTGTTCCATTGTAACCCACCTCCTATGCAAATCTAATGCGAGCGGTTAAAGGTGTTTTTACGCCTTCTGATGGCGCGTAGTAAGGCAGAATCGACTCGTCGACCGTGCCGCGGACTACTGCGCTGGCTGTGATATTCTGCAAGGTGTAACCAGATTCGAGTCGTACCCGAACGGCGTCTTGGAGTAGACAGTCGGCGTCAAATGCGGAAGCGGCCCCGCTTGTGGCTGCGGCTGATGCTTCCAGAATTTTAGTGCCTGTAACGGCGGTTGAGTTGAGACCTCCGCCCGCTGCGGTCAGATAAATAATGTCAGTTCCAACGCCGCTTGTCTTTGCCCCGATTGTTATAGAGGCGATTGTTGCGGCCGACCCCATGCCATCGATCATTATATATTCACCGGCCTTAAATTCCTGGCCCCGTGAGTTCGGTAAACTCGAACTGTATACATAAATCGTAACACATGCAGATGTCCCGAGTGTTCGTTTGAGTGCTGCGGTCTTTACGATATTGTAAAGGCCTACTGAGGATGCACTTGCGGCAAGGGGTGTCCCCGGATGTAAGAACTTCGTGGTCGTGGGGATTCTTGTGGTTCCAATAGTTACCCCGCCCTGTATATCCTCAAGCACAGCCAAAAACACCGGATTATACTGCGTTTCCGTTTGTTTTATGATTTGCAATCCCATAACGGATTACTCCTTCGCTGCTGTTTCGGAAGAAATTATTCCCTCAAACGGTGCGTTTTTCGGTGCGCCCGTGCCGGTGAGATTCGCGGCGTAATCCTTAACCATGTTCTCAGCCATTGTTTGCCCCGCCGCTCCCGTTTTTACTGGGGATAGTTCTCCCGCTTCAAGTTTCACATCGATACTTGATTGTGTTTGTTTATCGACTGTCGCCTTAAAATCAGTGACCGCCGATGCAATTTGTTCAGGGTTAGTCTCTGTGATGCTGGACGCAAAATCCTCAGACAGCCCTTGCTCTTTAAGTTCTGCCTTCACTTTGGTCACCAAGTCCCCGGCGGAAAGTGTCGTGCTGAGTCCTGTCAGCATTTCTTTCAGCTCTCCAACCGTTGATTCAAGACTTGAGATTTTCTTTTGGTCTTCGCTCAAGGTTTCGCCCTTTTCCTTCGCTTCTCTCTCTGCCTCGGCGTCTTCGTCTACTTTCTTGGCCTCGGCTGCGAGTTTCTCGGTGTTCGTTTTGACGGCGGCAGTTACCCGGCGATCGGTTTCGCTCTGCAGCGCTTTCTCGAATGCCTTGTCGAGTCCGGCTTCTTTCAAAGCTGCCGTAAAATCGTCGCCCGTTAAGTCCGCTGTCTTTTTCGTGTCCGTTGCGAGTTTCGTTACTGCTGCCTCTATATCGTCCACGGATTCAACTGTGATTTTGCTGGCCAGTTCTTCAGCAAGACCTGCTTTTTTCAGTGCTTGCTTTATCTCCTGCTCGAATTTCATTTTGTTTATTCTCCCGTTTTATGCTGTTTCGTTATCAGTGCCATTTAATTTTAGACGCAAAAAAGCCGAACGATTTTGATACTCGTCCGGCTCGGTTGTTCCGATACCCTTATTTCGTCTTGCTTTTAGCTGCCGTTCATAATCCTCTTGCACAGGATTAATCCGGGCAGCCCACAGTTATTTTATAATTTCATTCTTTTCAACGTGTGTCATTTTGCCGTCATGAATACAGAAAGTAACTTTTCCATAAAACGGTGATCCGCTGGTTTTTGTAATATTAGTATTTTGTAACCTTGTTTTAAATAAAGCAATAAAACTCTCAATGTCAAGGCTTTTTTTCTCACTCATGATTTTAGTTCTCCGGGACACATCAGTTTCTCGTATGCGTCAGTGAGAATTTCAGCCCGTCTGAATACGATGGTGTTGTACTGACACGGGGCATCTATGCCGTAAATGTCAAGTGATGTTATCTCGAATCCGGCGGTCTCAAATCCCTCAATTAATTCCGTCAAAGGGAGTGCGTTGTCGATGACTTGCAGTCGGTCAGCGATATGCTCTCGCGCCGCTCGTTGGTATCTGGCATCTGGGATATTCAAAAATACCCATGTGTTTTCCCCAGAGAGTCTGACGATTGTATTCAGCACGGCATCTGTATACTTCGGGTCGATATGCTCGAACACGTCCACCAAAACTATCCCGTCATACGTTTTCCCTTTTAACGTCATGCTGGTTATGTCACCAACGTAATATTTCACGTTTCGCTGTTTATATTGCTTCTGTGCATATGCTATCAATTTCGGCGATATATCAACGGCAGTGACGTTGGCCCCAAGCTGTCCCATGAACTTTGATGTGATTCCCGTCCCGCAACCCATATCAAGGATAGTGTCGCCTGGGTTCACCATCTTGCCGAGACTGACCTTTACCAGGTCGTGGCGGTGGTTCTCCTGCTTGAGATATTCGAGTGAATTGTCGTAATATTTAGCGACTCTATCCCTTTCGTCTGGCTTCATATCACATGCCTTTCTGTTTTATCATGAGGTATTCGGCAAGACTCCGACAAACCCCACTGGGGTGCAACTTATCGATTGCATAAGCCGTCACAGCCGCGAGTATCGGCAAATCCTTTTTTCTGTTGCCGCTGTCGTGACTCATGGACTCAGGACTGAGATAATTATACAGATAATACTCCTTCGATTCCGTGACACTGGTAAATATACCCTTTGATATCAGATACGTTATGACCACAGAATCTTGCACGGCGTTTATTCGGCGAATCCCGGCCTTTCTGAGCGATTGCGCTATCTCAGCATAAGCCTCAAGCAGCACCTCACGGCTAAATACAGACCGCCGAGTGATTAATCCCTTGCCTGTCATTAGTTGATCCACCAGGAGGCATTGCATCGGCTTTATTTCGGTATGCCACACGTTGTGACATATACATCCCTCTGAAACGGGCTTTGTGGGTGCCGCAATATGAACAGACTCGTTGCCGTCACGTCTGAATTGCAGAAGTTCCTCGATTAGTGCCGGGTTATATGGATCGTCGATGTCCTGAAAGAATACATATTTCCCGTCTGCACCTCGCAACCCGACTCTTTCTGCCTCAAATGTTCCTGCGTTGGCATTTATGTTAATCGCCTTGTAATTGTCACCGGGAGCGAAGATATTTGACAGCCCTGCCAGTGCTCGCGCCGTGCCGTCAGCTGAACCATCGTTCACAAAAACAAACTGGTAATTGTGGAGGTCGTTTTTCCGCAAACTCGCGACTATTTCTCTGCAACGCCACCCGATGAAGTCTTGGCCGTTGTATATCGGTAAAATAACGCTTATCTCAGTCGATTCTACCATTTAATATTTCCCCCATTTTTGCCAGATACGTGTGATCTCGCAATACCCTTTCGAGTCCAGCAGCAGCAATCCGTTCTCGCTT